CTGGCTCTCGTTGGCTTGACTCTATTATTTGTCGCGGCAAATTAGCGGGAGTTCCAGTGGGCAAGATTGTAGAGATCGCTGGACTGGAGTCTTCGGGTAAGTCATACATGGCGGCACAGGTTGCAGCAAACGCTCAGAAGATGGATATCGATGTTGTATATTTCGACAGCGAATCCGCTATTGATCCGACGTTCTTGGAGCGAGCAGGCTGTGACTTAGAGAACTTATTATATGTCCAGGCTCAGTCCGTAGAATTCGTTTTACAAACCATCGAGGATCTTCTGAATGGTGGCAACAAGTACCTCTTCATTTGGGATTCGCTTGCCCTGACCCCAGCAATTTCCGACGTCGAGGGGGATTTCAACCCTCAGTCATCGATGGCGATGAAGGCTCGCATCTTATCGAAGGGAATGTCGAAGCTGACAGTTCCGATTGCTAATTCTCAGAGTACATTTCTGGTGCTGAATCAGCTTAAGGCAAACATCACGAGGTCTCCTTCCGAGGCTATGACCACGCCCTATATGACACCGGGTGGCAAGGCTATGATTTATTCCTACTCTTTGAGGATTTGGTTAACTAGGCGGAAGGCGAAGGCATCATTTATTAATGACGAGAACGGTTTCCGAATAGGCAACGAGGTGAAGATTAAATTAGAAAAGTCTCGGTTCGGAACGCAAGGACGCCAGTGTAATTTTAAGATTATGTGGGGTGACGAGATCGGGGTGCAAGACGAGGAGAGTTGGTATGATGCCATTAAGGGCTCTGAGAATATCAAAGCCTCCGGTGCTTGGTGTTCATTAATATACGAGGACGGGACGGAAGAAAAGTTCCAGCCATCCCGATGGAAAGAGAAGATTCAAAGTCAGAAGTTCCGCTCGCGGGTTTTGGAACTTATGGATAGGGAAGTTATATTGAAGTTTGATAATCGGGAAGGTGAGGCGGCTAGTTTTTATGAAGAAGAGGAATAGGGTTTTAATCATTGACGCCTTGAATATGTATTTCAGGGCATATATTGTGGACCCCTCACTCTCCTCCAATGGTCAGCCCATAGGAGGGATGAAGGGGTTTCTGAAGATCTTTCAGAAGACGATTCGGGAAACGAAACCGGATCGTATTATTATAGCTTGGGATGGTGCCGGTGGTTCTCGCAAGAGGAAGACCATTAATAAAAGTTATAAAGAGGGTCGCAAGCCTATCCGCCTGAATCGTGACATTCGAAACCTGTCCGAGAACGAGGAGATCGAGAATAAGGTTTGGCAGCAAACGAGGTTGGTAGAGTATCTGAACAACATGCCTATCTCTCAGATTATGTTGCCCGAGATCGAAGCGGACGATGTTATTGCCTATGTGACACAGATGCCTTCGTTGAAGGATTGGGATAAGGTCATTGTCTCGAACGATAAAGATTTCTTTCAGTTATGTGACGAGAGGACAGTCCTTGTGAGACCCACTCAGAAGGTGGTGCTCAATGAAAGCCGCATAGTAGGAGAGTACGGTATTCACCCCCTGAACTTTGCAATGGCGCGAGCCATAGCAGGCGATAAGAGCGACAACCTGCCGGGTGTACCGGGCGTAGGCTTGCCCACCATAGCCAAGAGACTTCCGTTTTTAGCGGACGGTAGAAGCGTGTTTATCGAGGAAATTTTAGAATTTTGTGAGAACACCGAAAACAAATTAAAGGTACATACAAGTATCTTAGAGCACGAGGAAATAATTCTGGAGAATTATCAAATCATGCAGTTGTACGCACCGATGATGTCTCCCCAGGCAAAGAACAAAACGCGCTTTGCCATCGATTCAGCAGAACACGAATTCAATAAGACAGAGATCATTAAGATGATGGCAGAAGATGGATTCGGAGATTTTAGCTGGACGGATTTATTTTCCAGAATGAAAAAAATTGTAGTTGACAGCGCCAGCTAATCCATGCTAGTTTCTAATAAATAAAGAGGGAACATGAATCATCACGAAGCCGGGGCGATTGACTTCTCAACATACGGGAAGTCTTTTCAAGAGGGCTTGGCACAATTAATCTTGGTTGACAGAGCCTTTTCGGAACAAATTCAGGAGGTGCTGGCGATTGATTTTTTCGAACTCAAGTATCTTCGGCTTTTTGTTTCAAAGATCTTTGACTATCGTGAACAGTACCGGACTCACCCCAGTATGAAGACAATGCTTTCAGTTTTGCGGGCTACCTTGGCTGGCGAGAACGAGGCAACGATAAAGCAGACCAGGGATTTTTTTGCGAGAATCTATAAGTCTGAACTATCGGTAGATGGAGAGGAGTTCATTAAGGATACTGCACTTGATTTTTGCCGAAAGCAGAAGCTAAAGGAGGCCATGTTAAAATCGGTCGGGCTTCTGAAAAACTCCTCGTTTAATGAGATTAGCGACGTAATTAATTCAGCGCTCAAGTTGGGCTGTAGCTGTGATTTTGGATACGATTATAAGATTGATTTTGAGAGAAGGTTTGAACTTCAAGCACGGAATCCGGTGTCAACGGGCTGGCGTATACTTGATGATCTTCTGAAGGGCGGGCTGGGGTCTGGAGAACTGGGCGTGGTGATCGCACCAACCGGTGCGGGTAAATCTATGGTTCTGGTTCACCTCGGTGCAGCAGCCCTCAAGCTGGGTAAGACGGTGGTACATTACACGTTGGAGCTTGCGGATACTGTGGTCGCGACAAGATATGATAGCTGCCTGACTGGCATACCGCTGCAGAAGGTGTTTCTGAGCAAGGACGAGATTTATGATAGTCTTAAAAATATTGAAGGTGATTTGATTATTAAGGAATATCCAACCAAATCCGCTACACCTCAAATGATACACAACCACCTTGAAAGGCTAAGGCTGAGAGACATAGATGTGGACTTGGTTCTTGTTGACTACGGCGATCTTTTACGACCGAATATCGTAAGAAAAGAAAAGAGGCACGAGCTAGAAACAATCTATGAGGATTTGCGGGCTATAGCACAAGAATTTGAAGTGCCCCTTTACACGGCGTCCCAAACAAATCGTGCCGGTCTCAACGCAGAGGTCATTACGATGGAATCAATCTCCGAAGCGTTTAATAAGTGCTTCGTTGCGGACTTTATTTTTTCCATCTCTAGAACAATCGAGGACAAGGCTTCCAATACTGGTCGGGCGTTTATTGCCAAAAATAGAAATGGTCCAGACGGCTTAGTGTACCCAATATTCATGGACACTTCGGCAGTTAATATAGAAGTGCTCCCTTCTCAGGGGGAGACCGTCACCAGTGTGATCACAGAGAGTACCAAGAAACAGAAGGACCTACTTACCGAAAAATATAGAAAATTTAAGGAGACCGACAACAATGACAAAAAACAATGAACGAGTTGCGACAGACATTTTATCGGATATCACAGTGCACATGAAGTACGCAAGATTTTCCGAAGAGGAGAACCGTCGAGAGACGTGGGCCGAATTGGTCACTAGAAATAAAAATATGCACAAGAAGAAGTATCCTCACTTGTCTGCCGAGATTGAGCAGAATTATAAGCTGGTATACGACAAGAAGGTTTTGCCGTCGATGAGATCTATGCAGTTCGGTGGCAAGCCCATTGAAGTCGCACCTAATCGTATTTATAATTGTGCTTTTTTGCCGATTGATGATTGGCGCTCGTTCGGAGAAGCCATGTTTCTCCTACTTGGGGGCACGGGCGTTGGTTATTCCGTGCAGAAACACCATGTTGAAAAGCTGCCAGAAATTCAAAAGCCCACGTCAAGGAGATCGAAGAGATATTTAATAGGCGACTCCATTGAGGGCTGGGCAGATGCAGTTAAGTCGCTCATCCGTTCATATTTTTTTGGAGGCGCACCGCTCCGATTTGACTTTAGTGACATTCGCTCCAAGGGGGAGCCGCTGGTGACTTCCGGTGGCAAGGCTCCCGGTCCACAGCCGCTCAAGGAGTGCTTGCTTAAGGTCGGGGGAATCTTTGAAACAAAGTCTAACGGTGACAAGCTCACGTCTATTGAAGTACACGATATAGTTTGTCACATTGCCGACGCCGTCTTAGCCGGGGGGATTCGAAGGGCGGCACTCATTTCGCTGTTTAGCGCGGACGATGATGAGATGCTTTCAGCTAAGGCGGGGAGTTGGTGGGAGAAGGATCCGCAGAGAGGTCGTGCAAATAATTCTGTTGTGCTCCTTCGTCATCGAGTAACCAAGGAATTCTTTATGGATCTCTGGGAGCGAGTTCAAGCCTCTGGCGCTGGGGAGCCTGGATTTTATTTCTCCAACGATAAAGACTGGGGGACCAATCCTTGTTGTGAGATCGGATTGCGACCATATCAGTTTTGCAATCTCACCGAAGTCAACGTATCGGACGTGGAGAGCCAGAGCGATCTGGAAGAGAGATCCCGCGCCGCCGCTTTTATTGGAACTTTGCAGGCTGGGTATACCGACTTCCATTATTTGAGAGATGTGTGGCAGCGAACGACGGAGAAGGATGCATTGATTGGGGTTAGCATGACGGGCATCGCATCGGGGCGAATTTTAGAAGATGGGATTAACTTGACTAGCGCAGCCAATGAAGTGCAAAAGGAAAATACCAGAGTCGCCAGTTTGATTGGTGCTCGATCTGCAGCCAGGGTGACTTGCGTGAAGCCCGCCGGTACGACGTCGTTGGCCCTGGGAACCTCTAGTGGTATTCATGCGTGGCACAGTGAACATTACATTCGGAGAATCAGGGTTGGCAAGAATGAGGCGATATATGCACACCTGCTGGAGGAGCACCCCGAGCTATTGGAGGACGAATATTTCCGCCCCCACGACACGGCTGTAATTTCAGTACCCCAGCGAGCACCGGATGGAGCTATTCTTCGCACTGAAAGTGCTCTGCAGTTGCTCAAGAGGATCGCCAAGATTACGAGTGAGTGGGTTAACCCCGGTCATCGAACGGGACAAAACACTCATAACGTATCTGCAACAATTTCTGTAAAAGATGCGGAATGGGTTGACGTGGGCGAATGGATGTGGGAGAATAGGGATATATATAACGGGCTGAGTGTTCTGCCCTATGACGGGGGGAGTTATAAGCAACCCCCCTTTGAGGCTTGTTCAAAGGAAACTTATGAAGCAATGTTAAATTCTTTGAATAGAGTGGACCTGACCCAGGTCAAAGAGAATGACGACAATACTAATTTGTCGGGAGAGTTGGCATGTGCCGGTGGCACTTGCGAAATCTTTTAAATAAGGTGTTCGAACGAAAGGAACAAAATGATCATTAACAAAAAAGAAGATCACATCACCAACTACATTAAATCACTTGCTCAGATTGAGGATGAGATGGAACCGTATAAGGAGCACAAGCGTGATCTCAAGAAGAACTATGTTGACAATGGCTGGCTTGATCGGGAAGAGATCAGCGTGGCAGTCAAGGCTTATCGCCTAATGAGAGACAATGTTGACATCGAGCAGTTAATGGACTTTTACAACAGAGTCACTAAGACTGTAAAGGGTCTGTAGCATGGAGATACAACCCTTTAACCGCTACATCTGGGTTCGAAAGGAGGAGGGATCCGAGGAGGACGAATCAGAAGTTCTTTTACCCGACGGATACCAGACCACACGCGGTCCTGAATTCGTCGTGGTAAAGGTTGTAGATATAGCTGACGATGCTCCCGATTTGGATTTCTGTTGCGGGGACTCAATAATAGTTCGCAACTCCATGATTGAGTCGGTGAGCGTTCCGTCTGGCAATTTCGATATAATTCTAGCCAACCACATTGTGGGAAAAATAGTTGAGTGAGCGCGGTGTAGTCATAGGTTCGGGTCTGGCTCCTGCGCTTTACGCGCTAATAAACGATCACGTATTAATTCAGAATGTGATAGAATCGCCACATCGCTTTGATTTTCTAGATCCGGGGGATCTCACAGAGCCCCTTGGTATCGTGAATGAGGTTGTCAGCTTGGTGGGTGAACATGGTCTTCGAACCGTCGGAGTTCAGAAGTCGGCTCTATGGCGGCGAGTTCTGTTTGTTCTGTCAATGCGCGGCTCACTTCCGTTTGCGGACAAAGTTGACTCGATTCGTCTTCACGCAGAAAACAAATTATCGGTGATGACAACTGGAAATAAAAAGTACGAGATCGACTTTGACCACCTGCGAATATTTGATTCCAGACACGTCGAGGGGCTTGAGTTTTGCGACTCACTGCCGCAACGCCATGACAAGAAGCTTGTCCTCGACTGGTTCAATGTCCGGTCTGGTTGTGTTCATCGTTTCGATATCCTCCATTATCCGGGGGATTTTGTCAGAGAGGTTCATTTTTATCCCAGCGATAGAATTGCTGGCAACCATGACAAGAAGGATCTAGTGTCCTTTTCCTATTTGACCGAAGAAGAGTATAGAAGTGCAGAGTACTCTAGCGTTCTCACCAAATATAAAATCTTAAACTGGATGAAGGACACAGGAATTAGGGGTCAGAGTAATGGTCGTGATCCAAACGACCCAACAAAAAAGAAGCATTACGCCATACGGATTGAGCACGCTCGCAGACAAGTAATCGATGTGCCTTGTGATGCTGGAGAAATTAAAGAGATGCTACAAGTTCTGTCTGAGGAGTCCTATGGAACCGAAACATATAAGTGAAAAGGCTTTTCATCTGGCTGGAGTTGTGCCAGTAGCTGGCCAGCCTTTGGATTTTAATTTTCCATGGCACGATTGCTTGATGCCTGTTGCTCCAGACTACTTGGCTGTAGAGAGGGCTGTGGTGGAGTGTGCCTGGGCAGGCTGTGAAACTATTTGGCTGGTCTGCAACGACGATATGAAGCCACTGATAAGGCACCGTCTGGGAGACTACATTCAGGATCCGGTTAGCGTTGGTCGGACATATGCTAATCATGCGACCGAGAAGAGGGAGATACCGATATTTTATGTACCAGTTCACCCAAAGGACAGGAATAAGCGGGACTGTTTAGCGTGGAGTGTGCTGCATGGTGCGCTATCGGCATACCACATCAGCAAAAGAATTAGTAAGTGGGTCACACCAGACAAATATTACGTCGCCTTCCCGTATGGAGTTTACAATGCTCAGGTTTTGAGAGATCACAGGAAAGAAATATCATCCAGGCGCAATGTGTTTCTGGAACACAACGGCTTTACGGTTAAGGATGGACACTACCTTGGATTTACTTTTGGTCCAGAGGAGTACAAGGAATACGTTCGAACGGTCAGGGGGCTTGGGACGGGAATTAAACGCCCCGGTCAGTCTGGTATTCCGACAGAAAAGCTGCCACCCTCAGAGCGATACTCTGCTAGGTTTTTTGATCTGGAGACAGTGTTTCAATCCGCCGATGTGAATCGCTCCAAAACGATCGAGGTGAACTGGTATCACCCATTGGATTCCTGGGAGAGTTATTGTGATTTTATTTCATCACCTCAGCGCATTTCAGTTTCCAAGCCATACCACCTTTCCGGGGGGAAGTTTAATAAATGGGTTTCTTAAAAAATCCTCTTGACTGGGACCGGGAAACACTATATGATGGGGTATATTTTGTTTTGAAATGGAGAACAAGTTGAAAATGGAACAGAAAATTCCCTTTGTGAATTTACATGGACACAGTTGTTTTAGCATTTTTGATGGTCTGGGCTACCCTCAAGAGCATATGGACTTTGCGTTTAGCAATGGCTCCGATGCCCTGGCGCTAACGGATCACGGAAATATGAATGGACTGGCATATCAGGTCTTGCACGCTAAGAAGATGCGTGCCGAGGGTAAGAATTTTAAGCCGATTTAAGGCATCGAAGCGTACTTCGTTAAGTCCCTAAGTGAATGGCGTAGAACCTATGAGAGCCTACAAGAGGTCAAGAAGAAAAAGCGGGCGGCTCAGTCAGCAGCTACAGTTGAAGACGAGGGCGAGACCAAGAGCGGAGAGAAGGATTTTATTAAGCGTAGGTCTCACTTGATCCTGCTTGCGAAAAATCAAACAGGGTTGAGCAACCTTTTTCAGATTGTCTCCAAATCATATAAGTCGGAGAACTTTTATCGCTATCCGAGAATCGACTTCGAAATGTTGCGTGAGCATAGCGAGGGGGTGATTGTATCTTCTGCTTGCATGGGCGGCGTTTTGTCACAGGACTATTGGATGAGTCGTGACTTCGGAGACGAGGCGATACAGATGGCAATGCAAGAAACGGTCGAACAGTTTCAGGATATTTTCGGTGATGACTTTTTTGGAGAGTTGCAGTGGAGCAAGACCCCGGAGCAGCATGAGATTAATAAAAATATTATTGCAGTTTCCAAGAAGACCGGGCTCAAACTTATTTCCACGGCTGACAGTCACTACCCTAATCCTGATGCGTTCAAGGATAGGGAACTGTATAGGCAACTGGGGTGGCTAGGACGCGCCAAGCCCGGTTACGCGGAAGATGCCCTCCCGAGTTCCAGAGAAGGATTGGCGTATGAACTCTATCCAAAAAATGGCGACGAGATGTGGGAGGCGTATAAGCGATATTCTTCAGCCGTCGGTGTTGAGTACGATGACGAGCTTGTCAGAGAGAGCATTACCATTACTCACAAGATTGCCCACGAACTTATTGAAGACTTCTACCCGGAGACGGCAGTGCGCCTTCCCAACTTTGTGGTGCCCGATGGTGATAATGAGACCAGTGCCCTGACAAAGCTTTGCCTTGCGGGTCTCAAGAGTCAGCAGCTTGACGGAAAGCCGCAGTATGTGTCGAGACTCAAAGAGGAGTTGGACGTTATTAGCGAGCGTGGGTTTAGCAAATACTTTTTAACGATGAAGGCAATAGCAGACAAGGCTACGGGAGTTCAACTAACCGGCGCTGGTCGAGGTTCCGCTGCGGGTTCGTTAGTAGCATACGTTCTCGGCATCACACAGGTTGACCCGATCAAGTATGGGCTCTTGTTCAGTCGCTTCTTGCGCAGGGACGCAAAAGACTATCCAGATATTGATTATGACGTTTCGGATCCAATGGCACTTAAGGAACTCTTGATAGAGGAATGGGGAGAGAACACAGTGGTTCCAATAACGAATTGGAATACGCTCCAACTTAGATCCTTGGTTAAGGACATCTCAAAGTTCTATGGTATTCCCTTTACCGAGGTGAATCAGGTAACGGGCAAGATGCTCAAAGAGGCGACACCGAAAGCGAAAAAGAAACATGGGATTACAGCCGGTGTCTACAGCCCGACATTCGAAGAGTTGATGGAATACTCTGAATCTCTTCAGAAATTCCTGCGAAAATATCCACAGGTGAAGACTCATGTTAATGCCCTTTACGGACAGGTCCGTTCAGCCTCCAGACATGCTGGCGGCGTTGTGATCGCAGACGACCTACACAAACACATGCCGTTGATTAATTCGGGCGGCGTGCGTCAAACACCCTGGAGCGAAGGGCAAAACGTCAGACACTTGGAGCCTCTTGGTTTTATTAAATTTGATATTTTGGGGCTAGCTTCATTGAGGATGGTCGAAGGGTGCATTAGGCAGATATTACAAAGGCATCACGGAGTTCAGGAGCCGACGTTCGAGGAGATTAAAAAGTATTATGAGGAAAGGCTGCACCCGGATACAATTAATTTTGATGATCAAGATGTGTACGAGAATGTCTTTCATCGGGGACGCTGGGCTGGCATCTTTCAGTTTACGGAGAAGGGGGCACAGGGATTCTGCAAGCGAGCGAAGCCGACTTCCATAATTGACTTGGCGGCAATTACCTCAATATATCGTCCCGGTCCTTTATCCGCCAATGTACATGATATGTATGTGGGCGCTAAAGAGAACCCCGTTAATATTAAATATGTCCACCCGGTCGTTGAAGAGGTCACCAATGAAACTTTTGGTTTTCTAATTTTTCAGGAACAGATTGCCCTGCTGGCACATAAGCTGGGCAAGAATCTTTCATTGGACGAGGGGAATAAACTTCGAAAGCTCTTAACCAAGAAGGGTACGGGCAAAGGGCACGAAGAGAAGACGGCGATTTATGATAAATTTATCGCTGGGTGCCTTGAGAAGGGTATGATACGTCATCAGGCAGATGGTCTGTGGAGAACTTTTGAATATTTTTCGGGCTACGGGTTTAATAAATCTCATGCCGTTAGCTATAGTATTCTTAGTTATCAGTGTGCTTGGTTATTCAATTATTATCCTTCCGAGTGGATGGCTGCTTTTTTGGATAAAGAACCAGAGTCCCGCAAAGAGAAAGCGATTGGGATCGCCAAGAACATGGGGTTTGACGTCCGAGGGGTCGATATAAATCTTTCGAGCAACACCTGGGACATAGATCCGGGGGACTCAAAAACGCTAGTTCAACCTCTTAGCTCCATTAAGGGTCTGGGTGAGAAAGCGATAGAACAGATTGTCAATAATAGACCCTTCAACTCGGTAGATCAGTTGTTGTTCAGTGATGGCATTTCGTATTCGAAGCTGAACAAGAAAGCCCTTGATGTGTTGTGTCGCAGCGGCGCATTGAAAAGCCTAATAGACGACAGGTTTTCAGGGGCGAAACATTTTTGGTCAGCGGTAGCGGTTGACAGACCGAAGAGTAAAAAGAAGTTTGAGGATAACATCGATCTTTATGAGCCAGAGGGCAACTTTACAAACGAAGAGTTGGTTGAAAACTTGGTTAGCCTGACGGGAATTTTTCCCATGCACATGATCATGCGGGACTCCATCAAAGAAAGTCTGGAAGAGAATTGCGTGCCACCTTTGGGTGAGTGGGATGAGGACATTAACGTGGCTTGGTTTGTACCCAGAGAGGTTCTGGTTAAGAAGACTGTTCGTGGCAGACCATATTATATTATAAAGGTCATAGACTCGACGTCTAAGATGAATTCGATTAAGTGCTGGGGCGTCCAGCCAGGGAAGGACAATGTCTTTCTAAATCACCCCTACATGGCTAGGCTTGACTACGATGAGCAGTGGGGCTTTAGCGCAAAAGGGCTGAAGAATTTTCGGCTCCTGGGTTAAAATAAGAAACGGAGAAATATTTTATGACTATCAGATATCCCTCAAGGCATAAGCCCTACCCAACCTTGAAGGTTTTTAGGATTAGGGAGGGTGCAAAGTTGCCAGTACGAGCACACCCATCGGACGCGGGCATGGATTTGTTTTATTGTCCGAATGACAGTGCCTCCAGAGAGGTTAATTTTATGCCAGGACAGAATTGGGTTTTGCCAACGGGCTTAAAGATTTCAATTCCAGAGGGTTTTATGTTGCAGATTATGAACAAGTCAGGGATTGCCAGCAAGAAGACTTTGGTGACTGGTGCATGTGTCGTTGACAGCGGTTACGATGGGGAGGTTTTTATAGATCTCCACAACATTGGCAACGACAACCAGAGGGTCGTAGAGGGTCAGAAAATTGCACAGGCTGTTTTGGTTCCCATTGTTGTACCCAGCCTTGAAGAGATCGAGGAAGATAATATTTACGGGAAGTCTACCGTCCGAGGCGCAGGTGGCTTCGGCTCCACGGGAGACACATGATATGATTAAGAAAATTGAAGAGTCTAACTTTAATAGTGAAATAATGGATACGGCGCAGCCGAGTGTCTTGTTGTTCAAGAATGAAGATTGTCATTGGTGTAGTGCTCTGGACCCGGTATACAAGAGTCTGTCGGGTAAGTATAAGAAGATCTTTGCGTTTTACGAAACAGATTATCGAGCCAATATGGGACTGGCGGAACTCTTGGAAGCGGATGGCTCGCCAACTATTTTTATTTTTACTGACGAGCCGTATGGAGAAGGCGAAGATCGAAGCCGCAATGTCGTAGAGGTTCCATTTCCAGAGGAGCCCCCCGAAACTGGTTACTCGGCTGAGATACTGGAAGAATATTTGGATTACTGTGCCCCCATGGAGGATAATAATGGATAAGACAACGCAAAATTTAATGTTCAGTTCAAAGAGTTCGGAGTGGGAGACGCCCGGTGATTTCTTTCGCAGGCTTGATGAAAAGTACAACTTTAATTTGGATCCGTGTGCGTCACCCGCTTCGGCAAAGTGTTCAAATTATTATACCAAGAGCGATGATGGCTTGTCGAGGGATTGGGGCGGCAGTGTCGTCTTTATGAATCCCCCGTATGGCCGGGAGATTAAAAGCTGGCTTAGGAAGGCGTGGGAAGAGGGATGCAAACCGAAGACAACCGTTGTGTGCCTGATCCCCGCCAGGACTGACACGAAATGGTGGCATGAGTATTGCATGAAAGCCGAGAAGATTTATTTTGTGAAGGGAAGGTTGAAGTTCGGAAATTCAAACAACTCTGCACCGTTTCCTTCTGCCGTGGTGGTATTCAATTCGAACACCAAGCCACCTTCCATGGGCACGATATGAATAAGGCTTACACCTACGACGACGTGCTGTTGATTCCTCAGTATTCTGATATTAGAACCAGATCGGAGGTGGATATTTCGGGTCGCCTGGGGGACATACCCCTGGACATTCCAATAATTTCTAGTCCCATGGACACGGTCACCGAGGTTTCAATGGCTACGGCAATGCGGACCAATGGCGGCACCGGGGTTATACATCGGTATAACAGTATTCCCGACCAGTGCGATATGGTCTTCGATGCGCAACCGAATGTTGGCGCGGCTGTCGGGGTCACTGGAGATTTTCTGGAAAGGGCTTTAGCTTTGTGCGATGCTGGTGCTAATTTTATATGTGTCGACGTGGCACATGGTCATCACATCTTAATGAAGGAGGCTCTAGGGGTACTTAGAACAAAGTTGCCCGTGGGTTATCATATCATGGCAGGCAACGTCGCGACCCTGGAGGGCTTTAACGACTTGGCTGATTGGGGGGCAAGCTCTATAAGGTGTAATATCGGCGGCGGTAGCATATGCACAACTAGAGTTCAGACAGGTCATGGCATGCCAGGGCTTCAGACGATACTTGAGTGCGCGAGATCAGATAGGTCCGCGCAAATTATTGCAGACGGTGGTATAAAGAATGCGGGTGATGCCGTCAAGGCGTTAGCTGCAGGTGCTGACTTTGTAATGCTGGGCTCTCTCTTGGCGGGAACGGACGAAGCACCCGGTGTGACTTTTGAAACTACAGCAGGCAGGAAATATAAACAGTACCGTGGGATGGCTTCGAAGGAGGCGCAGCATGACTGGCGGGGAAGAGCCGCCAGCATGGAGGGTGTGGCGGCAACCATTGATTACAAAGGTCCCGTCCGTAATATACTTGCCCTGTTGAAGAATAATATTCTTAGTGGACTCTCTTATTCGGGAGCTAGAAATATTAAAGAGCTACAAGCTTATGCGAAATTCATCGTTCAAACGGGTGCATCTCAAGTCGAGAGCACAAGTCATATTTTGTTGAGATAGACGATGGCTTGTGGCAAGGATACAAAAAAAGTAGTTTTTTATGAGAACGAAAAAAGGCACGCCGATTTTAAGATTAGATTACACTATGATGGTTTAGGTCAGTCGGAATTTTTTCGAGCTATCATTGCTGGCTACATCAATCAGGATGAGGGTTTGCTAAATTATATTGCAAGGTATCAGGAAGAGCACGGTAAGCACAGCAAGGCGAAGAGGGCTGAATCAAAAAAGCTTTTGGCGACTGGTGCCGAGGTGTCTAAAAAGTTTGGACTAGAGAAGCGAGACATAGAAAATATATTTGATTTATTGGAAAAGGAGAATCCTGATTTATGAAGTGTGTGAAAGAATGTAAAAGTACGGGGACATCGTGTACCCAAAAAGAGTGTAGGTACTGGATTGATTACGACGATGATCGTAATTGTACCATGATCGCAATTGAGTCTAGCCAGGGTGGTATGACCCTACGAGAGGTGGCTAAGAGAATGCAGATTAGTTTTGTGCGAGTCAAACAAATAGAAGATGCGGCTTTGGTTAAGCTGGCAAAGCGGCTTAGTGCGGATTGCAATGTTCCCCTTAGTGAGTTGAAGAGTTTATTGTGCCCTTAAAGGTTCCTTTTTCGATATTACTAGCTACTTAGTATGAAGCTGCAAAACGGGTCATTTTTTCCATTTTGGGTTTCTAATGACTATTTAAAGTACCATGGTATAAGGAGATTACAAAATGGGCAAGAAGACGAGATTAGACGAAGTTACTGTACGTCGGTTTATGAAGCTTGCAGAGCTAGACCGCGTTGTCGCAGAGAAGTTTTTTAGTGAACAGGAAGAGGAGGAGGTACCCGTCGAGGATCCTGCCGCCGAGGAGGTACCCGTCGAGGATCCTGCCGCCGAAGATCCTGCCGCTGAAGAAGCCCCTGCCGAAGGCGAGGCTGGACCTGAAGAGGTGGAAATGGCTGAGCGTGTGGCGAGTGCCGTGATGGTTGCTCTTGAAGACGAGCTTGGAGTTAGCACCGACGTTGCCGTTCCCGAGGAGGGCGGTGAGGAAGAGGTTGCTGTTGAAGAGCCACCCGTCGAAGAACTCCCAGGTGAGGAAGAGATTGCTCCCGAGGAGGATCTTCCACTACAGGAGCGAGTTGTTAACGAGGTGACTCGTCGAGTTGCGCATCGCCTGCTTAAACTCAAGAAGGGCAAGACGAAACGACGCTCCAGGCGATAAGTATCCCCGCCGAAGAGAGAGTTTATATATTGAAAGCCGTTTTGATTCCGTGTTATAATGAGGATTGAGGCGGCTTCTTTTATGTGAGGTGAAACATGAGCGAGATAATTGTGGCGGGGTTGTGGTTTTTGGCAGGAGCTTTGCTTTACAAGGGCTTCAGTTACATGATAGACTTGGGCGCTCGTGCGTTGTTCGCGAAGGCTCTTCTTGTAGATGCCTTGCAACTAGCTCTTATTATGGTAGAAGATGTTTCCACTGCGCGAGCACTGAAGTACTCGCAGATGGAGGGGGCAAACCTCGATGAAAAAGATATTAAGTTAGTCAAGGCATTCGACGAAGCGGCGATGAAAAGCTGGCAAACGGCAGTTATTCGTAAAATAATTGCAACCTTCCCTAAACAATACAGCGGACTAATTACTTTTGATGATTGGCAGGGTGCAATGGACACCTTGAACAAGGAAGTCAAAAGAGGAGAAACGAAATGGACTTAGATGAACTTAGAAAATTGATTAGCGAAGCGTGGAGAAAGAATGATATTTTACTTGAGTCCCCAGACCTTCTCGGTGAAAGACTCGACGGAAAGTATCTATTCAAGGCCTTGTTTGTTCTAGGTCCAGCGGGATCGGGCAAGACTTACCTTATCAAAAATAGATTGAATGTTCCCTTCAGCCCGAAGGGAAGTAATACTGGCAACTCTTTCGCCCTCAGAAATCCAGATGAAACGATTGAAGAGAAGTTTCCAGAGGTGGGCTTGTCGATGAAATTCATTAATGATACCTATGACCCCGCAGATACCGCTACGCAGATGCTCGGAAAAGAGCAGCTAAAATATGCCCAACAGATGTCTAGAAGAGTTATTCAGCAGGGACAGCGAAGTCACACTGCTAATTTGGTTGCTGTTGGTGCGCCGCTCCTGTTTGATACCACGGGTGAGAACGTCGGAAAGATGACACCACGGATGAATCAACTCACCCAACTTGGATACGATGTGGGGATCTTTTTAAACATGGTCCCCGAAGAGGCTTCCGTCGAGAGAGACGACAAGAGGGATAGGACCGTTGGAGCAGGTATTACCACAGCCATTCATCAGCAATATGCTGAAGAGGTGGTGCGGCTGAAGGGGTTTGCCGACTCTGCCGCTGGGAACGAGCATGTTACTGTTTTTGGTGGTGGAGAGGTTTACTGGAATGTTTTTGACGATGACGGGGCTCTCCTCCAAAAGCCGACAGTTGTAACCCCCGAGATGTTGCCGGATGAAATTAACCCAGAGAAGAATCCCGAAGCACCCGCCAAGTATAAAGCAATTCTTGACACAGCAAAGGGTGAAATCCAGTCCTTCGTCGGCGGCGCGGAGCCCAACAACCCAAAGGGCAAGACTCTCTTATCAGCAATGAAAAAGCTCAATGATGCGTCCAATGGGGTACTGGGTCGGAACATGTTTGATCTGGGGACAGCCGTTCTCTTGGGAGATCCCTATATTAATGATGATGTCATCATGAGCGGCGTTGCCGTCCTTGAGGCTGCGGGCGGCGTGGAATTATCTCAGAACATGAAAACGGGGGAAGCAGCGGCAGCTAGCGCCCCCGACCAGCCTGCAGTTGAACCAGCATTAAGGGGCAAGAAGGATACCAAAAAACATACGGTACGAGGCTTGGCTCGCGGCGTCGGCTCCGACGTCGGACCAGCAGGTGCAAAGCCAGAAGGTGGCAGAATGACCGAATCTGAGTTAGCTAATATGATTGCCAATGAGATTTTTGAGGTAATATATGGGTCTGACTCCTGACGAAGAGATAAAGCGGAAAGAGATCGTAGATTGGGCTTTGAAGCAGGACGGAACTCTGGTTAGGGACGGCAATTCGATTTCCGCTGAAAGACTTTTCTTGGCAAATTCTGTTATTATATGGTGTATCAAAAAAATGCGAGACGAAGAGCTTAAGCCCGCTGAGGCACAAGGCTACGTTTTTTTTATGAAAAAATATATTCTCGGAGCCCTTGACTTATTCTGGGAAAGTGGTATATTGTATGTGAGCGCAGTCGATGAATAAGGAGGAAGCTAGCGTGAGAGCCATTGCATGGAGAGAACCAAAAAGTGAAGAGGGTTATGTTTATCGAATTCAAGTCGATGGGCTTTCCACTAGGACGGAGAAGAAAATTTTACGAGTCTGCGGTGAAGCTGATTGGATTCACGCAGGAGGAGGCTGGGATCCGAAAAGGAAGAAGTCAATTCTAATCCTCAGTAGGGAATTTCCAACAGAGGATGAGTGGATTACCTGGGCGAGAGAGTTCCCGTACCCACTAAAGGAACAGAATAGCAAGGGCGGGTATAAATCGATTAAGCTTGGCACAGACTCTAAGAATGTGCGACGAGGTCGCCCGAGAAAGGAAAGAGGACGTGCCTAGAAAAAAGAAGACAGACATTGAGATAGAGACAGTAACACCAGAGGAGTTGACGGACGAGGAAACTTTTCAGTTGGTTAACCTTATTAGTTCGGTCTCTGGTCCCTCCGAGAGATCTTCGAAGCCTCGCATCGTATCCCTTTATGGAGAGATCGATGAGGAGCAGTGCGCCGAGGTGGCATTTACGCTGCTGGCTCTCAGTGAAATGGGTGTGCAGGTTGAGCCAGAGGTAGAGGGTGGTCCCATGGGAGAAGCGATAAAGCTTTTGATTTCTACCGCAGGGGGATCTGCCTCGGACATGCTTGCTGTTTATGACGCCATTCGGATGGTCAAGCCCGCGTGTCCTGTGGAAACCGTCGGGCTTGGCAAGGTGATGTCCGCAGGGGTCTTGTTGCTTGCTGCGGGCACCAGGGGTAAGAGGCGCATAGGTCAGAACTGCAGGGTGATGATCCACGGTGTAGCTGCTGGAGCCGGGGGTGCCGTCTATAGTCTTGAGAATGAGCTTGAGGAGATCAAGCACACCCAGGACCAGTACATTAAATTACTTGCCCGCGAAACAGATATGACCGTTTCCTACATCAAGAAGCTAATTAATAGGAAGCTCAATGTATATTTGACAGCGAGTGAAGCCGTTGAACTTGGTATAGCTGATGAGGTTGTATGAATGTCTGATTTTTATAATAGAGCCAGCGCACATAAGTTGGGCTGGAATCCTTCATGGTTTGATGCAACCGAATTCGATGAAGAGCTTGCTGAAAAGGTTCGTGAATTCCAAAAGCTGATGAACATCGAGCCCGATGGGCTCTGTGGTCCCCTGACCTTCGCTCGTGCGATGACAGAGAGGGAAGCAAAATATCACCAGACAATGCAGCGCCTTGGAGTTCATGCCAAGCCAGACAATGTAAAATATTTTATTGCGAACGGCAAGAAAGTTCCCATCGAGTGGGATAAATTTGTTTCGCTCAAGGATCCTGACAACCTTGCCCTCCCAAGCAATTGTTTCAGGTGGGAGATAAAGCGACAGCCCATGATGATTGTGACCCACTGGGATGCGGCACTGTCAGCCAAGTCTTGCAGGAGCATCCTAGAGAGGCGGGGGATCTCCAGCCACTTTGTCATCGACAACGACGGCACCATTTATCAGATGGTCGACACGTCTTGTGTGGGCTGGCATGCCGGGAACAGGAGAGTTAATAATAGATCGATTGGAATAGATTTCAGCAACGCTTTTTATAAGAAGTATCAGGGTCACTATGTCAAGAAGGGATTTGGCGAGCGACCCCTTATAACAGACAGCCACGTTCACGGTGTCAAGCTTGAGGATCACCTTGGCTACTACCCCGTGCAGATAGAGGCATACAAGGCTTTACTTCGGGCCTTGATGAGCCATTACCCCATCCCCGCAGAATATCCTTGCAAGGGAGAGACAGATAAGTTATTGTTAGGTGTAGATCCCGACGCTGCCAGTGCTAAGTTCAGCGGAGTCGTGAGCCACTACCACATTACGAGGAGAAAGATTGATTGTGCGGGTCTGGAATTAGATAAAATTATCAAGGAGTTACGAGATGAGTCTTAAGTTTGAAGAATTAGTGAAGCTGGTCGAAGAGGTCAGCACAAATTATCAGAAGTCAGATAGGATCAAGAAGCACGCAACCAAACGCTTGTCCACTAAGGGCAAGAAGAACAAGGACGGCACACCATACTCCCAGGATCCACCAACCGCGAGAGCGAAGAGCGCACCTCCAGGCGCTGGCTTCACAATGGAAGAGCTTTATAAATTAATTGATGAGGCACTGGAAGAGCAGCCTTGGGAGTCCGACGAGGAGGAGGATATTTACGGGTCGCTCCCCGATCCCGATGCCGAGAGCATGGTCGATGCTGCGCTCGATGGCGATGTACTCACCGCCATCAAGGCAAAAATGTTAGAAATGGGGGAAGTTCCGCAGGGCAAGAACATGGAAAGGCTTGAAGTTGTCTTGGTGCCCCCCGGTAAAAGAAAATCTTATCCCGAGCGAGACAAAAAGGTGATGGTCCCAGAATACCTCAGAAGCGAACCGCAAATGCTTGAAGTCCTTAAACAAGCCATGCTCAGTCAATTCCCCGAGCCCGAGCATACCTTCTCAGAGTATGTGTCTCCTCGTACTGGAAATCCGCAAGGGTGGCTGGTGAGTAAACAGGTGGGCACCACCAAGGGTGGCAAGCCGAAGGTCGCGGTCGTCTCTAAGTACTACTTTAAGCCTTCGGGTAGGTCGTCATTGAATCAGGGCGATGTTGCAGAGGGTATACTCGGAGCAGGATTATACGCCAAGTTTTTGAATCCAGCCGCGACAATTAATGAGGGGCACATTCACACAGTTCTTGAAAAAATCAAGGCGGCCGCCCCCGAAGATTCCGGCGGGAAAAATACAAGAGCGGAGATCACCAAGGTGAGCAAGCGTAAGGGTGGTGCAGATGAGGTCACGCTTACCATTGCCCTGGCGAAAGCCAACTTTGACGCATTGGTAGATCCAAAATGGCACGCAGAGTTAAAAGGAAAGTATAAATCCGTCTTAGCTTATTTGGCTGGTGAAAAAATATTAGAGGGAACTCAAGAGGAGGCGGTGGACAAGAAAAAGTCTAAGATAGAAATAATTTCTGATGGCGTCGGTGACCAGAAAGGTACAAAGGTAGATGTGAAGGTGATAATTGATAATCAGCCGACAACTCTGGGTCAAATCTCCCTAAAGGCGGGCTCTAAACAGTTGGGGCAAGTTGGTAGCGGCTCTTGGGATCTGATTTCTGGCGGCGACGGATTCTTTGCTGACGTACTTACGGTGCAACCCGCCCCGAGCCTGGAAGAGGCCTGGCGAAAGGCTTGGGAGGAAAAGAACGGTGTCGAGTTGAACAAGCTGGGGCACACCATGTACAAACAAATGGCAAAAGAAGTAAAAGCTCTCAGGGGGACAGACGACGACGGCGATACCGAGGCAGCATTTATAACGAGAATGGTTAAGGGCATACGACAAGCTGCAGCAGGTTACACCGTCGCCACGGACGAAAAAACCGGCGAAAAGACCAAACAGCCCATAGAGGGCGTAAAAGTTCTCGACTTCGACCGGGGTGATTATAAGATTTTAGATTTTGATCTGCTGTCTGTGGTGTTGGACGCTGCGGATATTGATCTGGTCTGTGAATACACTAAGGAAGACCGCCCAAAAATTATTATCCGCGACAAGAACGGTGCTGGAAGCCTGATATCCATCAGAATGAGGTTCGAGGGGGAAGTCGCGAGGGGGAAGGAGATTTCTAATCTTCGCCACTACGTTGAAAAAGAGCCTCTTCTTTCCAAGCTTATTAATATTGCGACCCCTAAGAATTAAAACCCTTTACACCTCCACAAAACAATTATAAAATAAGATATACGTTTCACACGAGAGGATTCAATGAGCAAGGTATACGAGAACGATCATTCACTGCATGAGAAAATCATTGCAGGTGTCAACAAATTGGCGGATAATGTCGCCAGCACTCTAGGACCGAGAGGTCGAAATGTGTTGCTCCAAGAACATGGCAAGCGACCAATCATCACAAAGGACGGCGTGACCGTCGCTAATTTTATAGACTTTGAAGACCCGTTTGAAAACGCTGGTGCTCAAATTCTCAAGCAGGCTGCTGATCAGACCAACGAGAGAGCAGGGGACGGCACAACAACTGCCACAGTCCTGGCTCGCGACATGTTGATTAAGGCACAACGACACATCACCGCAGGCTGCTCACCCGTTGAGCTTAAACGGGGGATGGACAAAGCCACTGAGGCAATCATCGAGCAGCTTAAGAACATGGCAACCCCGGTCAACGAACTGGGTCACATCGAGCACGTTGCAACGATCTCAGCCAACAACGATAAACATATCGGCAAGCTGATTGCCACGGCAGTCGACAAGGCGGGCAAGGACGGTGCTATCAACGTCGAAGAGGCACGTTCTATGGAGACCACCCTGGACTTGGTGGAGGGCTTTGTATTTGATTCAGGATACATCTCTGCGCAATTTATTAATAATGAGCGCCGTGGCTCTGTCTCGTATGAGAACCCTTTAATTCTTATTACAGACCACAAGATTGAGCAGGTGGAAGAGATGCTTCCCATTCTGGAGATCGTGGCACGCGACGGTTCACCCCTGTTAATCGTAGGCGAAGAGGTCGCAGGGCAAGCCCTGGCAGCACTCATCGTTAACGTCGTCAGGGGGACCATGAAGATTGCAGCAGTGAGAGCACCGCGCTATGGCGAGGAGAGAAGAAATTCCCTCAAGGACTTGGCACTGGCAACGGGCGGAACCTTCGTTAGCCGGGAATCTGGCTTAGCCCTCAAGGACGTTAAGCTCAAGAACCTGGGCAGGGCCCAATCGGTGAACGTCACCAAGGTGACCACAACCATCGTGGGTGGTGACGGCAACCCGAAGGAGATTGAAAAAAAGATTGATGCCATCAAGACGGAGATAGAGCAGACCGACTCAACGCAAGAGGCGGAGTTCTTGGCACAACGCATCACTCGGCTGGCTTCGGGTGTCGCAATCATCAAGGTGGGTGCCGCAACAGAGGTCGAGATGATTGAAAAAAAGCACCGCATAGAGGACGCTCTAGAGGCTGTTAGGGCAGCGCAGACAGAGGGTATCGTACCGGGCGGCGGAATTGCCCTCCTGCGGGCTTTAAGGGGGGCTCAATTAGACGTTGACAACCCCGACCAGCGTATGGGTGCTAGCCTAGTGTTCGATTCACTGACTGCCCCCATACGACAGATGGCAAAGAACGCTGCAGTCTCACCTGACATCGTGGTGAGCGTGGTGACCTCAGAGGAGATAGACGAGAACACTGGATATGATTTTGCAACTGATCGTGTGGTAGATATGTTCGAAGAGGGTATCATCGATCCGGTGAAGGTGACATGCATAGCATTAGCCAACGCATCTTCTGTTGCGGGCGCACTAATTACTACAAACCATGCGATCGTGGAAAACGGGTAGGCGCAATTTTTTTTTCGGGGAATATTTTCAGATTTTTTGAAAAAAAGTGTCGAATTCGCTTGACAGCACCCCCTAATTCCACTAATATATAAGTGTAGGGTGAGAGAGGAGCTTAGTCTTGTCACGTAGTAAGTTGAGACCACGGTTGGAAAATCTGACCACAAACGTCAACCTTTCCCAAAGGGACCGCGAATTCGCTGAGTCCCTATTGGTACATTACAACAGGAAAGGTAGTCTGACTGCCGGCCGCCGCGTCTGGGTGGATAAACTTGAGGCTCGCGCCGAAGAGAACAGGAATTCGCCCCCTGAGACCGACGTGCCGCTCACGGCTCGCATCGAGCACGTCCTTGGCGTTGCCGAGGCTGGCTCCTGGGACGTTCGATTTTCAGAAAGCCTCAAAGAACAACTTAAGTTTCGCGGCTCTCTGAGCCCACGTCAGATGGAGATCTTTGAACAAATCGAGGAGCGACATTCGCCAGTCGCCTTGACTGCCCGCGCCACTTGGTCTGAGACCTATCTCAGCGAGGGTCTAAAAGAAAAGGCGGAAATTTGTGCCCATTACTACTTGGCGAATCCGCCTTATTTCAGCGGACTCGCTCGTAGGGTCATTCAGCGTTCCGGGGGTGAAGAGGTTAATATCCCCTCTCAGAGCGAATACAAAAAGATGTGCGAAAACAAGTATGCCCTCCGAGTAATTGAGGAGACCTTGCGCGACCCGACTTATAATGTCGGTCAACTGGTCCAGTTCCGAGCCCGCCACCGCACAAGCGGAAAGATGGCAAGCGTTTTACAGGTAATGCCCGAGCCTGTCACATCTGCCGCCAAGGGTGCCAAGAAATACTTGGTCATTCCCTTCGGCGGAACTAAGCCTCTCACTGTAGAGGAGCGGGACATTAAAAAGTACAGAGGATAAAATATGAAAGTTATATTAAATCTTCCATGCGAATTGGAAGAAGTACAAAAAAAATTATTTTTGCTGGCTCAGTCCGACTGGCACTCTTTGAGTCGCAAAGTCAGTGAAGAATTCTACGACAAAGACGGCGAGCTGTCAGCACCGGAGCTTTTTAAGCTAATCGGTATGATTCGCGGGTCTCTGGTGGAGCTTGACACCAAGCTGGACCAGTACGTGGAGTTGCTTAAGGAACAGCAAGCTACGCTTCTGGGCATTGGTGCATCTGAAGCAGCAGAAACTCCAGCCCCCGAGCTGGCGCAGGAAGCCCACGATAATTATCATGACGGCAACGGCTTACCGACCGGGTCGGAGTAATTCAAATGACTCTCAAGAAGGGTGAATTGGTGTATGTACCTGCAGGAGTAACACTTCATCAGGATGATCCCGAATTCCTTGGCGTGGTCGCGAATCATGTCTGCCTAGAAGAACCAAGATACCTACTTTGTCTCGGTGACGTTAAACCGAATAAGGTTGCGGTAGTGTATGAGGGCGCAAAATGGCTAGCTAAGGAACGAGATATTTATCAAGTAAGCGAAAGGGAAGATTATGATCGTTAAATTTACCGAGGTTTATTCGAATACAACGACAACCTTCAAGTTAAGGGAGGTGGGCGTTAACCCGTCCTTCGTCGTTTGTACAAGGATGGATGATACCATGTTGGGAAACCTGAGAGAGGGGCGACTTCCCGAGGGGCTAGATGAAAGACAGGAGTTCACCAAGATCATCCTAGACAGAGGTCACGGATATAGTATTACTGTGGTGGGTGATACAGAAACAGTGAATAAACAGCTAAGCAAAAAAGTCTTACTTAAGGGGTAAACAATGGCACATTCTTATTTTCATATATACGGCAAGCAGAGATGTAAATTTTGTAGCAAAGCCAAGAAACTTCTCAAGGACGAATCCGTGGAGTTTATTTGGTCTGACATGACCAGAGCCAAACCAACATTGGAGATTCTTAAGGGCTGGACAACTTGGGAGACCGTACCACTGGTATTTCATATTCTGGGCGAAAAGCAATATTTTGTTGGCGGCTGCTCTGAACTGGAATCTTATTTGCGAGGAGAAGAGAGTGAAGAAGTCGAAGAAGTCGAAGAAAAATCCCCCGAAGAGTGAGGAGGGATTGAACGGAGTTCCCTGTGAATTCCGACAAATTCAAGAATGGGTTTCACTGCCCGCCTCCGATAGTGAAAAAAAGAGAGCAGGTAGATATTCGGGGAGCGTTCATCGCATTCCCGGCTTCGGGCATAAGAAGTGGGTTGTGCTGGCATACCTAGATATTCCAGATTTACCTCTTCGTATGGCTCAGGGAACCACGGAGAGGGAGGTGCTGGAAGGGTGTGTTGAGTTCCTGAACCAGCCGCCTCCACGTCAAAAATATCAGAGGCGTAATCGGAAGCCACTTTACGGAATTTTGGAGTTGTTGTCATATAAGTTTATTGACAAGGGTGACGACAGAGTTTGTTGCGTGAGCCTCGTGACAGATCAGAGAAAAAACAAGAACTTTTGGGGTGCCGGTCAAACTGCCATAGGCAGGGC